TACAACTAAAGTTTTAGAGAAACAACAATATCAATATGATAAAATAGAAATAACAAATATGTGGGCAAATAAACTTAACAGTGGTGAATCTCACCCACCCCATACTCATTCAAATAATTTTCTTTCTGGTGTATATTATTTAAAGGCTGGTAAAACTGCACCCATACAATTTTTTGACCCAAGGCCTGCAGCAAATGTATTACAACCAAGAAACACACCAAATTGGCATAACTCTAGTATGATTCAATTTGATTCTATAGAAGGTTCTGGATATATTTTTCCGTCATGGTTGCAACATTGGGTGCCACCAACAAAAGAATATCGTATTAGTGTCTCTTGGAATATTTTATTAAGAGGTAATTACGGTAGGCAAGGTACATTACAAAATGCACATATCTAAAAAGAATGAAGTATATTTAGTTTTAAAAAATCTAGAACCATCAACAAAACAAGAACTTACAGAGTTCTTTACGTTTGAAGTTCCCGGCGCAAGTTTTATGCCTAGCTTTCGCAGTAGAATGTGGGATGGAAAGATTCGTTTATTCTCACCAGCTACAGGTGAGATATATGTCGGATTACTTGAATATATAAAAAGTTTTTGTCAAAGGAATGAAATTGACTATATACTAGAAGAAGGAGTAGAAGATGAGCGGAATGTTGTACGTCAGGTTGTTAGAGATTTCATCAGGTCACTTAAACCAAAATCCGCCGGGAAATCTCTCAAAGTGCGTGACTACCAAATTGATGCAGTACATCATGGTATTGCCAGAAATCGTGCTCTTCTTCTTTCTCCTACTGCTTCGGGTAAATCACTCATAATCTATTCGTTAGTTCGTTATTATCATATGATGGGATTAAAGACTCTGATACTGGTTCCTACCACTTCTCTGGTGGAACAGATGTATAAAGATTTTGAAGATTATGGTTGGAGCTCTGGTACATATTGTCAAAAGGTGTATCAAGGACATGACCGAAAGGTAACTAAAGATGTTGTAATATCAACTTGGCAATCTTTATATAAAATGCCAAAGAAATATTTTGAAGTGTTTGGATGTGTGATTGGTGATGAAGCGCATATGTTTAAGGCAAAATCCTTAACAGGCATCATGACTAAGTTACACCAGTGTAAGTACAGATTCGGTCTTACAGGCACCCTAGATGGGACACAGACGCATAGGCTTGTTTTAGAAGGTCTATTCGGTCCTGTTGAAAAAGTAACAACTACAAAGGAGTTAATTAAACAAAAAACACTAGCTGATCTTAAAATTAAATGTATAATTCTAAAACATAGTAACATAAGAGAAAGAATGTCATATGCAGATGAATTGCAATTCCTAGGCGAAAATGAAAATAGGAATAAATTTATTTCAGATTTACTTATACATTTACCAGGCAATACATTATGTCTATACCAATTAGTTGAGAAGCACGGTAAGCCTCTACATGAAGCAGTCAAAAAATCTCAGTCAGAAGGATTCTTTGATGATAGGTTACGAAAGGTATTTTTTATCTATGGTAAAACAAGTACCACAGAAAGGGAAGATATACGATCTATTGTTGAGGGCGAAACAAACTCTATCACTATTGCCTCGTATGGAACTTTTAGTACTGGTATTAATATTCGTAACATTCATAACATCGTGCTCGCAAGTCCAAGTAAATCCAGAATTAGAGTGCTCCAAAGTATCGGAAGAGGCTTGCGTACTAGTGATAATAAAGATTCCGTTTTGATCTTTGATATTGCAGATGACCTTACTTTTAGAGGCCAAAGTAATTTTACACTAAACCACTTTCAAGAACGTATAAACATTTATAATACTGAACAATTTGAATATGAGATTAGTAAAGTAAAAATTAGAACCTAATATATATAATCACAATAAAGGATAACCGAAATGAACCAAACAGTATATAAAATTGTAAAGTTCACAAATGGAGAAGAAATTATTTGTGAATTGAGTGACGAAGCCATCGATGGAGAATATGAAATAGGATTTCCTCTAAAAATGCAAATTGTTTCCCAGCCAACACAAAAGGGATCAATTGATTCTTTAAATTTAAGTCGTTGGATTGGGCCCTACACAGAACAATCATATTTTAGTATTAGGGAACATCATATTTTAATAATTGCTGAAGCTTCAGTTGGATTAAGTAGATATTATGAACATGTTATGAGTCAATTTGAAGCTTGGGATGATCCAGAAGTTAGAAATAGACTAGATGAAATTGATGATAGCGATGTATATGATGATCTCTTAAAAGAACTAGAAGTAACTAATAAATCAATTCATTAGCAACCCAGCAAGCTTAATATACATACTTTTTAACCCTTTGTCAAGTCACTTATAGTACTAAAATGTCCCTTGACTTTTTTTATGTAATGTAGTATATTAAATAATAATAAACATAAAGGAAATCTTATGGCTAGACAAAAGGGCGAACACTACGTTGATAATCGTAAATTATTTGAATCTATGATTGAGTTTAAAGAAAAATGCAGACTGGCAAAAGAATCTGATAAAGAAAGGCCACCTGTTTCAAATTATATCGGTGAGTGTTTTCTAAAGATTGCTACTCATTTATCTTATAAACATAACTTTATTAATTACACATATAGAGAGGATATGATTTCAGATGGCATCGAAAATTGCTTGCAATATGTTGAAAACTTTAATCCTGAGAAATCAAAGAATCCGTTTGCATATTTTACACAAATAATCTATTATGCCTTTTTACGAAGAATTGCAAAAGAGAAAAAACAAACTCATGTAAAAAATAAAATGATTGAAAATCAAAGTTATGAATCTTGGGTAAAGATGGAAGGTGATGATTCGTCTTATAGTGTATTAGGCTTTGATCCTATGATTATGCTTCCAGAAGATGATGTGTATAAACCTAAGAAAAAAGTAAATCAAAAATCAAAAGGCTTAGAAAAATTTATGGAAGATGATATTGATAATATTGCTGAGCGTGGTGTTGAGCGTTGAGGATTGGTATTATTACTGATACACATTTCGGAGCAAGAAATGATAATCAAAACTTCAATGACTATTTCTATAAATTTTATGAGAATGTTTTCTTTCCTACACTGAAAGATAATGATATTACTACATGCGTTCATATGGGTGATGTAGTAGATAGGCGTAAATTTATTAGCTTCAAGACTGCTAGTGATTTTCGTAAAAGGTTTATTGATAAGTTTAAAGAAATGGGTATTGAACTTCATCTTATTATTGGCAATCATGATACTTATTATAAGAATACCAACGAAGTAAATTCAATGGATGAATTGGTAGGCTCGGACAAGTGTAATATCTACACTAAACCACAAGTTGTGGAGTTTGATGGTTGTCCTATTCAATTCATGCCTTGGATTAATGTTGGTAATTATGAAGAATCTATGACAGCACTGGCCAGTTCACCAGCACAAATTTTGATGGGACACTTAGAGGTAAATGGCTTTGAAATGCATAAGGGCCATATGGCAGAAGGTTCCTTTGATAAGGAATTGTTTAGGCGGTTTGACCTATGCTTTAGTGGACACTTTCATCATAAATCCGATGATGGCCAGATATATTATCTTGGAACTCCATATGAGATTACTTGGAGTGATTGTGATGATCCAAAAGGGTTTCATTTCTTTGATACTGAGACAAGAGAACTAGAGCGTATTATTAATCCTTACACTATGCATAAAAAGATTTTTTATGATGATACTACAACAGATTATAGTAAAGTTGATGTTTCTGACTTTAAAGATAAGTATGTTAAATTGATTGTAGTTAATAAGAAAGACCTTTATGAGTTCGATAAGTTTACTGACAGGTTGCTCAAGGCAGATGCTTATGAAGTTAAAATCATTGAAGACTTCTCTGAGTTGGATGCTGACAATGTATCTGATGATATTGTGGAGAACACTGAAGATACGATGACGTTGTTGGAGAAATATATTGACCAGCTGGATGTTACACTGAGCAAAGACAGATTGAAAAACACGATGCGGTCACTTTACACTGAGGCA